CCAGGCGCATCCTGGAACGTGTATTCGGTGCTCTTTGCGTCCAGGAGTTCCAGCGCGGTAGCCGACATACCCCAAGCCATGTAACCGAGTTCCCGGAGATCATCCGGAAGGAACACTACAAGGTTATCTGCGATCACGCGGGTATCCACATTGTCGACCGACAGCTTGGTGTCGTAATGCGGCAGCAGGGTAGGAAGACCAAGCGACACAAACAGTGCGTTGATATCCTCCAAGCTCGCCAAGGTACGGCCGGTCTGAGCACCGTAAATCATATTGATGATCTCCTTGTTCCGCTGAAGAGCACGAATGATCTTCTGAGAAGTCAGGAGATGGCCGGGCGAAGTGCCGTTATCGTTCACCCAGATATCCGACCATGCAAGCATGTCGGTAACCGGGGTCGCGTTAGCAATGTCGGTCCACAAAATTCCAGCGGTCGCCTTGTGGTTAGCCGGAATACCGTAGTCGGCTTCCGCCACAAGACCATTCTCGTTGATGGACAGCTTGCCATCGGAAAGAACATCGCCCCAAGCCAGTTCGACACGGTTGCGAATCTCGTTGGTCAGGTTCTCGGCATCGTTGTAGATCGCCTGCACCAGCTGTTCCTTTGCGGTGCCTCCCAGACGAGCATATTCGAGCTGTAGACGCTCGTACTCGCCCAGGCCCAGCGAAGACGACAGCGGAGCCAGCGGAACACGCTTTTCGGTACCCGAGTCTCGTTCGCTGACCGAAATCCGCCCGTCGAACGACCGGTACTTAGCGGTCCGGGACTTCTTGACGATTTCCAGGAAGTCGACCATGTTGGTTGGCTTGAAGACTTCCGGGAACATGGCAGACAGCGCATTACCAGTAGGTAGCGGCTGACGCCGGATATAAGTAGTCAGCGCATCGGGAACGATAGGCGCATCATAGAAAATAGCCATCTATAGATTTCCTTAGTAAGTCGCCGCTGAGATCAGTTCGTGAAGACGATGAGCGGCAGCTTGGTACGCGCATTCGCATCGAGGCCATTACCGGCCGGGAGCTTCGCCGCATCTACGAACCCGTGCTGAACGATCGCAGCACCGATCCGGGTATCACCCGCACGGACCGGAAGCGAGCTGAAGAGAATCCCGACAGGGTTCTCAAGACCAGCGTTAGGGCCGGTCGCGCCCGGTGTATACGGGCCGTACAGACCGGAGGCCGTCACCTTGCCGAGCACAATCCCGGACGGAAGGTAATCTTCCGGAAAGTGGGTTGCCTTGGTGAACTTCGAAACGTCCAGGGTGATCGAAGGGCTATCATTCGGCCCCGCACCATGCTTCGACTGAAGCCATGCACGATTTTCACCACGGTAGGTACCGATAGTCCGAACAGTAATACTAGTCATAAATTCTTCCTGAGACTCTATTGAATCCATCCGCGACGCCGCGCCGCTTCCTCACCGGCAGCAATACCGGACGGCTTATTCGTCTGCGACGGATTGCCCTGTTGAGGATTCGGCCGAGGGCCTGGAGCTGGATTAGGAATCTGGTCGGGAACAGCACCCCGCCATGAAATAAGCGCATCGGCGGAGGCTTCCATCTCTTCTTGAGTGGTACCTGTCACCAAAGACGCCGGAATGCCCTTGGCATCCGCCACGTCACGCCGCAGCTTGTCCAGCTGCATTTCAGCGACGAGCTTTTCCGCCTGTTCTGCGCGTTGGCTCGCCTTCTCGATCTCCGAAAGCTTCTCCGCTTCCGCCCGATCGAAAAGCCCAGCCTTTTCCTTCAGAGTGTCATAGTCGGCATACTTGGCTTCTTGCCGCGCAAGCCGGGTCTGAATAATCCGGTCCAAGTCTTCTTGTGAGGTAATCGCCTGGAAAGCATTCACAGGTTCCACCACACCGTTACCCTGATCAGCGGTAGCGGGATTCACATCAACCTTAGAATCGGTCATAAATATACACTCTCCGTAACTCGTCAGTATCGATCCGTCCTTCATCCGCTGGACGTAAGCGTTATTACTTGTTCGAATCCATCTGCCGATACGCGGCCATAATGGATTTCGCAGTACGGGCACCACCCGCGAGCTTCGCCGCCTCTGCATAGTCGGCATTCCACCGCTCTACATATTCAGGCGGCTCATAAGTCATCCCCGGCCGAACCGGGACAGCCACACAGCGGCAATTCTTGTGATAGCGATCCACGCGGAGAATCTTCACCGCATAAGAATCCATATCGTATTTGGCCGTCTCTTCGGAGCCGTAGACAGCGCCACGCGTCGCGGTCATCTGACAAAACCGGCAGGCATCCGGCTTAGCGTGCCGAGCCCACTTCGCGCCGGTCTCTTTCCGCACGTTGTCCGTGATCGTCCTGCGGGCCTGGCCGTAAAGGTCACGTTGAGCAACCGCCGTCAGCGCGTGCAACGCTACGGTCTGCGTAAGCGCCCAAGCTACTTGCCCCGCAATGGTTTGCGGCTTCGGGATAAGAGCTGTGACTACATCGAAAATCAGGTTCGGTGCTGACCGCTTGTAGAAGTCGGCTGCCAGGTCATTCGCCGCCGCAGCTCTTGGAGTCCATATCTCCGGAACCGCTTCCGAAAGCCAAAGACCTTGTGTCGCCGTATCAAACGCACTTGACCGGTTGAACTCGCGAACGATATCCGCGAACATCGAATCAGTGAGATCCGACATCAGCGATTCGAATACTTCTACTTCCGAAAGGCTAAGCGTCGGCATCATCACCGCCTGTCCGGCGCGAAGCGATAGCGGCTACTTCGGGGTTCTGCCGGGCAGCTGCCCCGGCAGAAGGGAGACCACTCACCAGCTGGCGCACGCGAGCCGTACGCTTGTCCTCGTTCACGCGGGCCTGGTCCTGCTGAGACAAGCCGATACGGTCATAGGTGACAGCAGAATCCGGGGTGAGAATCCCGGCAGAAGTCAGCTTCAACGCTTCGTCGGCAGCGGCGGCGCGCGTCGGTGTTGCCGCGTCCTGCCACTTCACATCGATAGACCGGAAGAACCTCGGATCAACCTCGCCATCCCTGACAAGCAACGCCAGATACGCAATCTCGCGCCAAGCCTGACCGAAGTTGGTTTGGCGACGCTCGGCACGCTTCACCAACCGGTATTCCATCTGGCGGATAGCGTCGGCACTGGCTGGATTTTCTCCAGACGCGAACCCTAGATACGTCGGCGGAATGCCAGATTCCGAAGCGATCAGCTGGGAGTAGGCCCGGATGAGTTCCACATACGGTGTCGGTGGCGCGGCGGAGAATTCACCGACAATCGGCAACTCTCCGTCTTCATCCCGAGGCAGCAAGTTAAAGCGGCCCATTGCCGCCCGCCACCCTGCCCGCATCCGATCATCTTCGGAAGAGTCTTCGCTTACCCCGAACTGTTCAGGTTCCGCACCGAGCGCGTAACGCTGTGGAGCGGAATAGAATTCGCGGTTGATCTCCATGCCGAGCATCGTTCGACAAGCTGCGTCAGTGTAATACATCACCGGCCGCGTAATCTCGCTCCGGCCGCGAAGATCGAAGGCTCTATCACGATTCCGAAGCTGCGCGACTGGAACCCGATTCAGATTATGAACGTCGCGGTCGACAACTTTTAGCGTCTTACTTGTGCCTGTAGCGTTGATCAGCGAATCAGCTTCGCGCGCTAGCGTGATGGTCTCATTCGGCAGATACAGAGTCTCTAGAACGATCTGACCGAGTTCGTTCCAGGTCTGCGACAGGGCCGCTTTCACCCGGCGTGCCCGATAGTCCCAAATCGTCGTCGCACACGACGAAGAATCAACTGTCACAAGAACTTCCGGTTCGCCTACCGTCGTATCCCCACGGCCGACAGTGACGAAGCCTGTGCCCGTAATCAGCGTGTCCAGGTGCACCCGTGAGGCTTCGATGCCTAGAAGGTTGTCCCGGTAGACCTCATCAAGGCCGTTCAATTCGTCAGTGACGGAAGTCCAGCCTTGCCAGTCCAGCCGCTCTTCGAGCACATCGACGACGGTGCCGGGCCACCCGACCGACACGGCAAGGTCTGTGAGTTGAGGCGGTACCGAGATACCGAGTTGCCTCACCGCTTGTCGGCCCTCGTAATAGAGTTGCTTAAGCCGGTTGACTTCTGCATACCAGGTGATCCGTCCGCGAAGCTGCCCAAGAAGGGAGGCTTCATCGTCGGAGAGGGTCAAGGTAGGCAGCGTGATATTTGGATTCGCGCTCACTAGTCCTCTTTCAGAGAACCAACGCTTTGCGTGTCCTCTTCTTCCGTTTGATCGGCTTGCCCGTGACAAGGCCGTAAAGGGCCAGAGTCGCGGCGACTACCGGCGTAATATCAGATGCCGCATTCTTGCGACCCCAAGCCCACATATCCCCCAGAGGGCGTTTACGCGCAGACTCGATAGCCGAATTGAATAGCGGCTGATTAGGGTGACGCATAGCTCGGTTCATCACCGAGTCATAGAAAAGACCACAGGCAGCGCCGAACTCGCTCGGCGAAAGCTTGTGAACGGGTACTTCAAGTTGTTCAAGCTCCGGCACCAGAGAAGAAGCCGGGCCGTCCACTACGACAGCAACCGGCCCCCATTGCGCGACAAGCGCAGTCAGATACGAGAGAACCCAATCAGTACCACGCCGGTTTTCAATGACCTCAACGTGGTACAGGCCATCTTCACGCATCCCAGCGACACCAACAGAAGCTTGCGAACGATCCGGCGAGATATCCACCGCGAACGCCAGTTGATCCCCGGCTTGTGAAGCGCCATCCGCGACCAGGCCCCAACTAGTCGCATCAATGACCGCGTTCGAAACCACGGCATCCCAGATACCCAAACGTTCCCGCATGAACGTCTCGTCATCCATGACCGAGCGTTCATCCCGAATAGTGTCCAGCTGGAGGCGTATACCGGCGGCGGGGTTCGCGTCAAGCCATGTCTGTATGTCGTCTAGATCGGCGTCCTTGTCGGCGCTCCATTCCATCCAACTCAGCCGGGGATTCTTTCCCTCGAACGCATCGTTGCGGATACCGGTGAAGACTTCACCATTCGCGGTAGGCCCCGGCACAGTGCCGACAAGGATCTGTTGCGGCATCGCAGAAGCCGAGATAACTGGTAGCAGCGCCGCGATTGATTCACTCGTACATTCCTGAATCTCATCGAGCACCAAAACGTCTGTCGAAAAACCGCGACCCGATGACTTCGATCTAGCGGCGAACTCAATAGAACCGCCGTTGTTAAGCACGATCGCTTCTTGCCCGTTGGTACGCCGGACTTCTTGCACCATATCGGCAAGTTCCGGGTACTTCTTGGGATTCTCGAAGAACGACGCGATACGAAGGAAAGCCTTACGGGCCGTCTTCACCTCATGCGCAGTATGAAGAACTCTCAGACTCAGCTCTACAGTGTAGTAGAGTTCGACCATTTCGATAAGCGCATTCTTGCCGTTCTGTCTCGGAACGGTCATCGCACAAATCGAGTTCTTCCACCGACCGGCTTCTACCGACATCCAATGACGTAGAACTAGCTCTTGCCAAGGGTCCGGGATCAACCCGTACTTAGTGGCTAGGAAGATGGCTTCTTCAGCCTCTGTCCATCTTCCTGCGCGGGATAGTAGAACCTTCGGCTTCTGATTGCCGAGCGGTCCGTCTCTGTTCAAGCTCATCGAGCGGCGTACCTTCTTTGACGATAGGAGTAAGCGCCGCGATCTTTTCTTGAACTTCCAAGTACATCTTGAATAGAGCGGCATACGGCTGCCCTCGCGAATCAGCCATGCGTAAGACGAGTTCGGAGCGCGCGGCAGTGAGGGCCTTCACTAGGTCCGGATCTTCCATGTCATCGAACATGCGAAGACCTCCAAAACATAAGTTGACTAGTAACGTGACTCAAGATAGTCTTGTCTCAACAACGAGAAAGGCAGAAGCAATGAGCACGCTTGATCGGGTACACGAAGATCACGAAGCCTTCGTTTACATCGAAGAGATGGACCATCTCCGATACTGCGATGCGCTCACAGAAGCCCTCAACTGGAAGTAGACAACCTGCCATGCAGGCCCCGGAACAAATGCCGGGGCCTCACTCAAAGAAGTAGAGATCTCAATGAGCATCGATCGATCTTTCGCAAAGTGCGTCATACGCGGCTGCAAGACCAGGAAGGCAGTAGACAAGCCGATTCAGTTCGAGCATGAAGGCGAATGGATCAACCTGAATGCCGGATACTGCGGTTGGTACAAGGCTGACGACGCTTACAGCCGGTTCGTGAAGACGTACGGGCTATATTGCCCTGATCATTGGTCCGGACTGAAGTGGACTCGCCTTAACGGCACAGTCAACACGGAAAAGGTTTGCGACGGGCGCTGCATGGGGGCTATTGGCCCGTCCTGTGACTGCTCATGCGGCGGAGAGCTTCACGGAAAGAACTCGGCAGTGATCATCGGAGATCTTCTTTAGCCGATAAGTTGACTCGTAACGCGAAACGTGTTTAACTAGATCCAGCACACCGACAAGGAGATAAAATGGCTACCATCATCGAGAACCCGACCTACGCAGACCTGCAAGTAGGAGACATGATCGAATACCGCTCCGGCGTACAAACCACCGTGACCGAGATCGAGAACGATGGGCCTCATTTGCCCATCAAAGGTGCGGGTGTCTCTTATAGCGATAATCGTTCTACCGCCGTAGTGATCAGTGGATACGCTTCAAACAAAATCGACGGCATCATTCGTCGGCCCTGATCTCCCGAACTATCCAGGCAGGACAAGAAATGATCAAGTACCGCGAGAGTCTGCTTTATATCGGGGTGTTCCTGATGTCGGCTTCGGCCGGAATCATCCTGCGCAGTATCTTCAGCCGCTAGAATCAGGCCAACCGCCCCCGCTTCGGCGGGGGCACCTAGAACAAGGACTTCATTATGGGAATGACCGGCGAATACCTGACGATGGCGCAAGCATGCGGCCAAGAACCAGTTTCCGCGCTCACCTTCGTGCCGGGCGAAGATTTCGACCTAGACGACCAAGACGAAGTCGAAGTGGTCCGAGAAGCGACGGCAAACGATACGTCGGACCGACTCCGGTACCTGCAAGACGAAAACGCTCGACTTCGCGCATTGATCGGAGAGAGCTAATCATGTCAGCGACCAACGCAAGCAAGGCGCTCAACTTCTGCCGGTTGATCTCACACGAAGGAATCGTATACCTACCCGGACCGGGCTATCTCGCCGAAGAATTCGGATGGGATGCCAAGACCGCGACAGAAGTCCTGAAGACCCTCGTAACCTCCGGCGATTTGGCCGAGTTCGAGCCCAATTTCTACCGTGTAGCCAAGCAAACTTGGCAGCCGAAATGAGAAGGAAGTCTAATTATGACGTTCCACCCTCCGAAGAAGCTGATCCTCAAAGTCGAAGTTGAGATGACCGAACAGCAGTCCGAAGCATGGCACCGCGCGAATGAAGTAGCGGACGACGCCGGATTAGTTGCCTCCATCGAGGCCAGTTTCAACAACACCCCGCACTTTTCAGCGACCGTAAAGGAAGTCCTTGAACTCCAAGAAGATCGCGGAGCCGGTTGGTTCAACGTCATAGGAGAAATAAAATGAGCTTCGTAGTACTCAACCCGCACAGCAACACCAACCCGACAGATAAGTACTGGGTTGTCGAGCACTCGCATTGGAACCAGTGTGTGAACAGCGGACATATAGACCGCATCACACACAACGGCGATTTCGACAACTACCGCGACGCTGACGAACATTGCCGAACGCTGAACTTCAACGCGAGCACCAACCCTCCGAATGATCCACTCTGGGATTCAATGGACAATTGACACGGCTTCCCTGATGCCCCCCACTACGGCGGGGGCATCCAACGCAAGGATGAACACATGACCGCTCCACACACGAAACTCAAAATAGATTTGGTTCACGAAGTCTTTAACCGTCTTGATGCTCGCGTCAACGACGTAACCAAGCACGGCGCGCAAATCGAAGACGATCTTTCCGAACTCCATGCCCGCGTCGCTGTATGGGCGCTTACCATGCTGGACAGCCGGACAGCGGGCGAACCATGGAACGAGGATCTATGGCGAGAAGACGCAGACAGCGTTCTAGAACAGTTCGACCCAACCAATTTCACACATGAGTTTTGGCCCAACGCCCCCCGGACGCGCGATCCGCTCTTGGATCTGCTGAACAATATCGATCGGGAACCATAATGCGGCCCGGTCTCCAAGGAGATTATGCCGACACGTGCGTCGCCTGCCTCACGCCTACCGATACCGCCCTAGGGGCGAATGGTGACGCCGAATGGATCGTAGGTTTCCTAGTCTCCTTGGGTATCGAATTCGAAGAAGCGCTAAGGACTCTCGGGTGGTCTGAAGACTCGGTTCCAGGCGGAGTCATCCAAAAGACTTTCCGAGTTTGTAAGTCCTGCGCCGATCGAAACGGGTTCCCGGTAGCACTCTGGATCACAGGGACTGAAATCCCGTTCATCACTCAGGCATAAGATTCGAAAGCCAGGCCCCCCTCTTCGGAGGGGGCCTTTTTCATGCCCTCATTGCGATCCTGAGCCACTTTCACGGCTCCCTGGACTACAGGTGCAACCACGGTAGGACTACAGCCCTAGAAGCGTCCTTCTCGGGATACAGGATCGGCAACATCATCTCGAACATCCGCCCCGCCATCTCGAAGGCTGGAGAGTAGAACATGACTTGATCCGAATAGATGCATTGGAATGTAAATCCGGCGTTTGTCGGCACTCTATAGACCTCAAGCCGGTAATAGTCTCTGAACATCGAATCTTCCCAGCTGAGGGGTTATTTTCGCAAAACTTTTCCGATGTTTTCAGCTCGGGGGGATATTGGACAGTATGCCTGAGAACTGACAAGCAGGCCCCTAAGGGGGTCCTAGGCCACCCTTACAACACTCAGCAGAGGGTGTCCAGGCTCCAGCTCGACGAGCGCCGCTTCCAGCTCACGAATCCGGTCCAGATAGGTTCGACGTTGCAGCATCTCCGCGATGTTGTCTCTATCGGTGACGGATTGCAGATGGTCCGGATTCACGCATGCACTGTTACCGCAAATGTGGTGTGCACGCATCGAGCCTAGGGGCCTACCTAGTTTGGCTTCGAGCACCAGGCGGTGAATGTAGAGGGTTACATAGGTTTTGCCGACTCGATAATTATACTGAGGATAGCCTTTGTTGATAGTTCGAAGCCAGATTCGACAGTCGCCTTTGGGTTCGGTCATGCCGTCTACAACCGCAAGTATTGATGGATAGTCGAGAGCTTCATGCGCTCTACGAAGTGGTGACCTTCGGTCTATTGGTCGTCACCTCCGGGCATCCATTGCCGAGTAGTCGGAAGTTGATCAACCTTGACGGCAGCTCGATTGCCGCGACTCGCATTGCATCGACGGTGTGCGGCTTTGATGGGTCCGAGTAGATGCCCACCTTTGGACCTTGGGGTTAGATGATCTGCCGTCCAAGACATCGGGTCTGTGTAGTGCAGGGTGATATCAATTGCTAGCCCGCAAAGCCAGCACACTTGCGATTCACGCCGTAGTTTGGCTGTGGCTTTCCGGTAGGCCCTGTCATCTAAGCCGGGCTTGCGCCTTCGTTTCATGGGTTGCCTCGAAGCGTGACCGCTTCAGAGAAGCGCGCGGTTATAGCCGCGTAGGTGATAGGTATTGGCCCGGTTACGATGGGGGTAGACCGGGGGTGAGTTCATACGGCCGGGGAGTGCATGCCTCGGTTACCCCGCACACTCCGTGTGTGCAGACCGTTCAGAGGCGGGAACGGGATTTGAACCCGCGACTTCCGGATTATGAGTCCGGCGCTCTAACCAGCTGAGCTATCCCGCATTGAGCCCTAGGCGCACGATTGCATGTGGTGTCGTGACCCGTTGCCGATCGCTAGGGCTATCTCGGCTTCTGTCGCTCTGGAGGGATTCGAACTCTCACTTGACGGCTTCTAAAACCGTTGCCTCTACCAATTGGGCTACAAAGCGTTCTCTAGGATTTCACGCCTAGTCATGAGCCGTCACAGCCATGTGTTACCGGCATTTCCGGAAGGACGTGAGGATACCGGGATTCGAACCCGGATTGTCAGGTTGGAAGCCTGATGTGTTGAACCGTTGTCACTACATCCCCATAGGCCCGCCTCACGGCGGGCCGCTTGCGTTCTACGTGATCAGACCGGCAGTGAAGTACCGTAGGTACACCCACTCACCAGACCCGCCTTGCGGGCCATTGACCCACGCATAGAAAGTCGTCTCAGTATCCAGCGGGATAGTGACAGTTTCACCAGCTTGGATCGGGAACATGTTCACGGTTCCAGTCGGAGACAACCCCAGATAGGCCGTACGGCCTAGGTGGTCCATGTTCCGAATAGTCAATCCCGGCGCGAATGCTTGGAACTGATTAGGTGTACCGGGCATAGCGTAGATAGCGCTGTACTGCATCATGGTAGGCCCCCTTAAGACGCGGGATCGCGAATAATGTAGCCGACCTTGTCAGCGCGGTATGTCAGGCTCAGGGGACCGTAATCCGATTCGATCCAACCGATAAGCTTGACCGGGCCGCCTTCAGGCGGAACGTCCTGGTACATGGTCGAAGTACTCACCGAGAACACATCCGAACCGTATGGGTCCCAGCGGATGAAGATCCGTGCACGATCACCTTTCAAGTGTTCGAAACGAACGATATCTTTGAAACCGATGACGTACCACACATCGCCGCGCGTAGCGGAAAACTCCATCACCGTAATACGGTCAGCCAATCAACTTCCCCTTTATGCAATTGAAAGCTCTACTCACGAGCATTCGTGCAGTGACCGGATTCGAACCGGCATAAGCCCCCTGCACGGGGGGCTGTCTTACCCACTTAGACGACACTGCGATTGTCTCCACTGGATAGCTAGTCCTAGTGGTTCTCTATCAGGGCCTAGGATTGATAGAGAGACAAAGCCAGGGTGACAAGATTCGAACTTGCAACATACCGGGTTTGGAATCCGGCGCTCTCCCGTTGAGCTACACCCCAAAGCTAGAGGCACCTAACGTCTCTAGCGCCTGCACTTGTATGCCGGATGGCTATTCCGGGGTCGGGTACTTGGCTTCCCTTTCGGGCTCGGCCGTTTTCCCCATTGCTCCCCTGGTAGGAGTCGAACCTACACAGCAAGAACCAAAGTCTTGCGTCCTGCCATTAGACGACAGGGGACTTGGAACGTGTGGATATCCACTGCGATCCCGGAGGGGAGCATCTACCGGTCAATGATGACCAGTAGATGAGCCTGAGCCGTCACGGGTAGCGGCGTGACGTGATACTCGGCCAAGAACGTGCTCAACCCTCCGGGACCAGGCAGGCTCGATAGCCTGCCATGTCTCAGAGAAGAGACAGGATCAGAGGCACAACGATGACACCGAGGCTCCAGAGGGCCTTGATGACGGTAACGGCGTCATCGATAGAGACAGAGCTAGACATAAGGCATACCCCTTGTATTGGCCGCCTTGAGGCGGCTCGAATATATATTAGTGGCTAGCCTTGCTGGTTAGCCGTAAAAGGTCGAAGCTTAAGCGTAGACCTTCGTAAGCCGACTTCGGTCTATGTCAAGGATCAACCTTCAAGGTTGATCTAAGTATCTATTGTCGCTTGATGCGGCTATAGATAGCTTGTGAGGCCGGTCTTTGGGACCGGCCGATCAGTATCGGTCGGAACTCCGTTCCTCCCTCTATATGTATATGGGTGTCCGGACCCCCCGGATTCCGTCCGGCAAGCTTCAAGTGTGACCTACTTCACAGTTCTGAATAGGCCGACCTGAGGGAACGACGATAGAACGAATGCCGTCCCACAGTTGACCGACCGCGACACACCCGCACTCAGACGCCCATCTTTGAATAGCTATGGATACAGCCACGAATCGCGCTAACCCGGAGAAGTAATCCAAAACGCCTATCCGGCTTGCTATTGCCGTGCTACTATCCCTTCAAATCCACCCTCCTTCTGTCCAATACAAGGAACAGACCACATGTCGAACGTTCTTCCGATGCACGGCGATTTGCAGCCAGATCCAGCCTTGGCCGCTGCGCTGGACGAGATCGAACAGTTCTTTGCTCGGTACACAGTCTTGCCGGATGACCATTGCTACTCGGTTCTTGCGTTGTGGGCGGCACACACTTGGGTATCAGACATCTTCTATGTGACTCCCCGTTTGATCTTGGACTCACCGGAACCTGGCAGCGGTAAGACACGGGTTCTTGAGCTGCTTCACCTGCTGTGCCATCGGCCAATGTTCACCTTCAGCACTACGCCTTCGGCGTTGTATCGGTCCATCTCTATGTATGAGCTTTCGCCGACAATCCTTCAAGACGAAGCGGATGCGGTATTCGGTCGGGGTTCCAGCCAAACCCAAGACATTCGAGCGCTTTTCAACGCGGGATACAAGCGTGGTGCCACGGTTCAGAGGTCCGCAAAAGGTGAAGATGGTGGTGTAGAGAACTTCGAGGTGTTCGCGCCTGTGGCTCTCGCTGGTATCGCAGGGAATATGCCGGACACCATCACTAGTCGGTCTATCACAATCCATATGCGGCGGCGGCGCGCCTCCGATCATGTCGAGCCGTTCCGTGAGCGGCACGCTGCGGCGGCTACAGCCGGATTCCGGCGAGAGTTCCAGCGGTGGGCGTTCGATTCCCCAGCGGGCCAGCGACAGGCGCTTGCGCATCACGAACCCGTAGTGCCCGAAGGTGTTCGGGACCGTGCGGCGGAGATCTGGGAGCCGCTTCTGACTGTTGCCGACAACGCGGGTTCGCACTGGTCGAGAATCGCCCGTGAGGCTTGTGAATACTTCGTGTTGCATCGCGAGGACCCGACACCGGTATCCCCCGGCGTACAGCTCCTCCGAGATCTCTACCGCATCTTCGATGGTCAGCAACAGATGCATACCAAAGACATCCTTCCCGCGCTGTACGACCTCGAAGAGGGCGGCGAGTGGGTCACGTATCAACGCGGCGGCGCTCTCACGGCTCGGCAGATGGCGGAACTTTTGTCACGTTACGGAGTGCAGCGGAAAACTCTCAAGGTTCGTGGCGTAGCAGGTAAAGGCTACGTAGTCCAAGGCGATACTGGACTCGGCCAAGCATGGGAGCGATACGTTGAGAATGGGTAACCAAGGTAACCAAGGTAACCGCCCTGTTCAGGCCGACCAGCGAGGTTACCCCGGTTACCCGAGTTACCCTTTTCGGAGACACATGGAATGGTTCGGAATAGATCCAGACATCTTCTTCCCGAAGCCGACTTCTGTGCCTGTAGAACCGCTAGCTATAGCGTTTGGTTTGCGGTGTAGGAACGTGAAGAAGCGCCCCGTCATTCAGCTCAGCGGGGCGCTTCAACTCGGTTGTCAGATACCCAAGGTTTTCAATGCCCAGTTCTTTGCGGCAGTTGGATCGTTGCCGGGGATTGCGCGCGTGGCGTAGTGCGGCTTGCTGATCCATCGACGTGATCCCGGACCGCTCATGGGTCGTAGAACCCACCGGCCGAACTCGCGGCGTACACCTTGGTATCCGCCTCCGGAGTCGCGGGGGTGCAACCTTCTCCGTGTGGGCATTGCCCGCTTCAGGGCACGCAGAGCGCTTATCGCCTGGTCCCTTTTGCTGACAGGGCCGATGTACTCGGCGTAACGTCCCATGGCTTCCCCTTCTACTGTCCGCAGTCGGCGGCCGTCACGACACGTTCATCGGATGTGGTCTCGACCGGGCCGTATGGTCTGCCCTGGATGGTACCGCTTACGGACGAGTAGATCCGCCAGTATCCGGCCGTGCACGGCGCGCTGACTGTGTAGGTCTGGCGCGCCCATGGGACGAGGCTGGTTCGTTCGTGCTGACCGACCGAGTCCCAACCTCCGGATGCGTTCCGTCGTTGCAGGCTCAGGTAGTAGTCGTGCGTCAGGCCGGGGTCGCCGCTGGAGGGTAGGTCGCATTTGGCCCAGCCGTAGCCTTCGATGTTGGGCGGGAGGACTGTTGGTGTGCGGTAGGCGAAGAAGCCGTTGTCGCAGATCGGCTTTCGCTCGGCGACAAGCGTGCCGCTCGGTTCGGCAGTTGCGGCGTTGCCGCCCGCTAGCGCGCCGGAAATTAACGCGCCAGTTAGTAAGGCGTTGAACAGGTTTCGCATGATTCCCCCCTAGGAATCTTGGCGTGTTGGTGTCCGGACGGCGGTGTCCGGAGAGCGGACAGCCCCCGGCTGGCGTCGCGATTGCCGGGGGATGCCGGTTGGTGCGTCCTCGGCCTGTCTGCGGAAGCCGAGGCCAGTATCCGAAAGGATTGTATCCGTGGGTGATTCGCGTCGGGGGTGCTCTGGCGAGCTGACAACCGCTCATGCTGTGTCCGAGTCAGAAACGGGGGCGGTAAGAGCTACGAGAAGGCGAGCTTTCCACTCATCAATGCCTTTGTGCAATGCAGCGAGTTTGCGCCGTCCTATCCCACGGATCTCGAGAATCTCGTCGTCCGTTTTCTGGGCGAGCGTGGCCATGGTGCTAATACCGCCGAAGTGAAGGCGGTTACTTATGGACGCGTCCATCCAATCAAATTCACCTTGCGGTTCAGACCCGTCGTGCGCTTGGAGCAGGTCACAGCCGTAGACCGTGTTGTGTATAAGGCGTGTTGCGCTCGGCCTAAAATCCCAATCTGTCAGCCATGAATTGACACCCGAGGTGGTGACCTTCAAAAGCTGCCATTCGCCGGAGCCCTGTTTTACGACTGTGACGGCATATTCAACATTAGGGTGCCCATCCAGTCTGACGGTTGCTTCTTGCGTTTCCATATCAGTCATTCCATTTTCTCCCGATCCCGCAGTGCATGACGATTCGTGTTTTCGGCGCGTCCTGCAAGCGCTGCGCCGGAGCGATTTCGGTTCCGAGCAATTCGAAGCCGTCCATCCATGCGCGAATCTCGGAGGCGGATCGGTAGCGCAATTGGGCGGGCGTATTATCGGTGTCAGAGTGCAACTGTGATTGGACTCCTGGATAAGTTTCGTCTGACAGATGCGCGAACGCAAGATAGCTACCAGGTGCTACGGCGTCACGGAATGTCGCAATGATCTCGTCGGGGTGTTCTTCGTCCATCACGTAATGCAGAACGTCGATAGCCAGAATCGCGGCTGGTTTACTGAAATCAATCAGCGACTCAGAGTTGATGCTGTCTATGATCTCGTATGGGCGGCGGATATCGGCTAGCAAGGCTGACACGCTTGGTGATTGAGCCAATAGCGCGCCACAATGCGCATGAACGACTGGGTCATAGTCGACATAGACCACACGCGCCGAGGGCCTGACTTTTTGCGCCACCTCATGCACATTGGGCGACATTGGATAGCCGCATCCGAGGTCGATGAACTGACCCACCTCGGCTTCTGCGATAAATTCAACCGCGTCGACCAAGAATTGACGAACTGTGCTGACCAAAACTTTGGTGTCCGGAGCGATCTCGACCATTCGAGCGGCGATTGCTTGGTCTATCTTGTAATTGTCTTTACCGCCTAACAAAAAGTTGTGGATTCGTGCTGAATTCGGCACTGCCGGATAGGGGCAGGGGGTTCGATCCATGACCGGCACGGGCACAGTTCTCCAATCAGGTTTGGCCTTACGGCTTCAATCCGACAGCGCCGAGCATGATCATGCGCGTTTCCGGCAGATCGGGACGCAACCACTCTTGCACGGGAACAACCCCCGGCTCCAGCAAGTCGAATCCGTTAAACAGCGCCTCCGTCTCTGCTGTGGATCGGAATTGGACTTGGGCGGAGGTACCCATTGCCGCCTTGAGTACCTGGAGTACTTCGGGCGTGGTATCGGTGGAGCCGTGAGCAATCGCAAGGAGGCTGCCGGGTGCCATACGATCGCGAAAAGCGGCGATTATCTCGCCGGGACCTTCGCTGTCCATCACGTAATGCAAGACCCCAATCATGGTGATGGCTACAGGCTCACTGAAATCGATCAACGTCGTATTCTTGATCTGATCGATGACTTCACCAGGGCGGCGAATGTCGCCGAGTAGGGCTGTGACGCCGCGCGGCCCCGCTAGCAGTGCGTCACAGTGGGTATGGACAACTGGGTCGTAGTCGACATACACAACCTGTGCGGACGGATCGATCTCCCGAGCCGCTTCATGCACATTGGGCGTACACGGGATACCGGACCCGAGATCGATGAACTGCCGTATACCGGCGTCGGCTGCCATCTGAACCGCTTTGAGCATGAAGCTGCGGGCGAACCACGCCACGGTCTTTGTTTCGGGCGCGTGATGCAGCAATTCGTCACCGAAATCCTGGTCGACTTCGCGATAGTCCTTACCGCCCAACAGATAGTCGTATACGCGCGCGGAGTTCAGTGCTTCGGGGTCGAACGGCTGCGGCTTACGCGGCACCTCCAATGTCTCTCTTTCGCGATAATCTGACCGGGTCATGGATTTTCTTTCACTAGAAGTGCGGCGGGGACTCCTAGCCCCCTGATGACTAGGAGTCCCCTCTAACCCGCTCCCTGGGCGGGAATGGAAGCGGGAAGCAATGTTTTAGACGCCCGTGAGTGAGACGCCTATCGGATATATCGGCGGACGCCGCCGGATGCGAACCAGAAATATCTTCGCTTGTAGCTTTATCGGACACTCGGTGATGCGATGGCCGCCATGAATATTCAGAAAGTGCCAGGCAGATTCTTCGGTGTTGATGTCTATATCGGCGGCGCAGTGATTGAGCATTGTTATCTCAACTCGGCTGCGGCGGGGTTGTGGTCATGCCCCGCCCCGGTGAATAAGGTCCACATTTCGGAGCGTATTGCATCCCAGAGTGCGGAGTGATCCGGGTAGTCATCTCGACACTTCGCAAGGTCGGGGAATTTATCGTCATCGAATGCGATCAGTCCGGGCGAGCATCCACGCATGGGTTCATGCTTGCCGTTGGCCTTGCGGCGGTATGCGGGGTGGGTATCGGAAAGATCGCGGACGAACATCACGTGCGACCGCAAGTGAATGAGCATCCACCACGCCTTCACTCCGGACGCTTCGGTTACATGAGAAGTCGACCCGTCCGGAAATGTCTGGATTATCACCGCGCCTCCCCTTCCGTCTGGTTATCTCCGATGCCGGGCCTTACGTCATCCCGGCATCGGAGATGCCTAGCGGGAACATCCGTCCCATGTCCCCACGCGCCTAGTTCGGTTAGCCCGTCAAGGGTTCGTTGCATCAAGTCGGCATCCCTGAGCTTGAACCCGCCAATGGACTGCGTTACCGGTGTTCGCTTCGGCGACCCTGACGACCGGTGGTCTCCCATGTCCGCCCCTGCTTCCTTGATCGGTACTTAAGCCTGACCCGTCATCGGCAAGATTGGATACCGAAACGCGTCCACAGCCGTCCACAAAACGGCCTAGGCTGCCCGTATGGACATCGACCAGGCGGTCGCAGGGGCGCAGCTCCGTCAGGCCAGAGAGGCTGCGGGGCTGTCGCTCACCGCGATGGCGGCCCGTGTTCCCTACAGTCGGTCTGCGCTGTCGTACTTCGAAACCGGCGAACGGACACACCCGGCTGACATCGGCGCGTGGTACCAAAGAGTATGTGGAACGTTAGCCGACCCAATCACCTCGTTGGTTGCCCTGGGGCGGGCCGACGTGGATAGGCGGTCGTTTCTGCGGAAGGTTGCGTACTCTGCGGCACTCTCAGCTACGGCGCTGGCAGCGGCAGAGGTGGAAGAGGGGTTGGAGCGCTTGGCCCAACTCACCTCGTCGTCGCGGGTAGGCATGGCAGAGGTTCGCGCCGTGCATAAGATCGCGGACGGCTTTCACGAGCTGGATGAAGCGATGGGCGGTGGCACCGGGCGTACAGCCGTCGCGGAATTCTTGGCTACTGATGTGGCGACGATGCTTCAAGGCAGATTCGCAGACCCGCACGCGAGGCGTGAAGCCTATAGCGCTGCTGCGGAATTGGCTTACCTGGTGGGGTTCAAGTCTCACGATGCAGACTTGGACGGTGTCGCGCAGCGGTACTACCTAGCAGCGCGCAGACTAGCCCAGTACGGTCTTCCGGGGCATGAAGGGTTCGCCACTCGAATCCTCGCGTTACAGAACGTAGACGTTGGCAAGCCTGGTGAAGTCAGCTTCTCGGTACCGCTCGCCGAGGAAGCATTGCGGCTAGCGCGCGGCGCTGTCAGTGGCGACGCTGAAGCTGTGTTCCGTGTGGCGCTGGTGCGATGCTACGCAGAACAAGGGCACAAGCGAGAAGCGCTCGCCGCCCTGCGTGAACTTGAAGCCGGGCCTTGGGCTGGAACGGAGGTGACTACCGAGCTGCCCCGGTACGTGTCGGTGTGGATGCCCAATAAGGCGACCATCGCTAACCAGACCGCGAAAGCGTTTGTGGCGCTGCAAGACACGCCCAACGCTGAACACTACTTCCGTAAAGCTGCATCGATCTGGAACCCTGACACCCACAGGCGGGTGTACTCGATTGCGGTTGCCGATACAGGTATGGGCATGTGGCAGACCGGAGACCAGGGCGGCGCTGTGGATGTCTGGCGCGGCATCGTCCCGACGCTCGCCGCTGTCGATTCGGTGCGAACTGACAAGGCCCTGAACCGGATACGTGCCGTGGTACCCGACGTTGTAGAAGCTGCGCTGACGGCCTGAGCGTTAGCGCCAGCTCGACGACCGAAGCCCCGCCCGGCACTCTGACCAGAGCGGGGCTTTTTCGTACCTCGGTTGCGCCACTAGCTATCGATTGCGTCCCGCACGCTTGGCGCTCTGACCTCGAGGTATGCCCAGCCGGCGCCCGCCGCGGGCGAACCATCCGCTAACAATTCACCTTCACATGTAAGTTGACTAGTAACGCTCTTCATGCTTAGCTGTACCCACAACTTCAGAAGGGAATCGGAACCAACAAGGATTCCGGCAGCGGATTGGGAGCCCTCACGCACTAGGGTTCAAGAGCTAATGCAGCAAGACTACAAACCGCTAACGCCAGAATCATAAGTTGACTCGTAACGAGATTCCCGCTAAGGTTGAGAACATCACAACCGGATAGCAGAAACCAGAGAAGCCCCGAAAGCGGCAATGATCCTGGCGAAGCTACCCGAACATATAAGATGACGCGGAAATACTATCTCCGTCGAGTTCGGTCCCTGGGTTTGACTTGTCCCTATACCGTTCCGTACAGGTAGGCGAAACGAAAGCGTGCTGAGATCCGAGCGGGTATTATGCCCGTGTCCGAGCGAGGGTATCGGATCACGAAGGGCTGCTAGCTCAACTGGCAGAGCAACCGGCTTTTAACCGGTGGGTTCGGGGTTCGAGCCCCCGGCAGCCTACGACAAACCATCAATTAACCCTAAGAGGTGGAGATGACCGAATACGGGATATTCAGTGCTGAAGGTTGCGTAAGTTCCCAGCACTATTCCTCAAAGGAAGCCGAGGAGGCTCTAGCCGATTTGGTAGATGATCCCGAAGGTTACGATCCTGGAGACTTGGAAGTGGTCGAGATATGTTCCGAACACGAGGAGCAGCGCGCCGACTCATGCGAGGAATGCCCCAATGATTGAGGCGGATAGAAAGCTACGCGTACGCTACACAGTCAGTTGGTCAGATCCGAGTTACCCGAGGATCGTTCGCATGGCCGAAGACGAAGAAGACCCATACGGTAATGCTCAGACATTTCGGGAAGCGAAGGCCGAAATTCGAGAACACTTCTTATCCGAGATAGAACATGCGAGAAACCAACTCAAGAAGCTTAGCCAGCTTCGCACATCCGATGTCGAGGAAGATCGAGCTTGAACGTCGCAACAGGGTCTATAGCTCAGCGGTAGAGCGTCCGTCTCATAAGCGGAAGGGTCCGGGTTCGACTCCCGGTAGACTCACGACAACCGATCCCCACACACCAATACAAGGGACACATAATGCGGGTGGTACTGATCAAGCCTGACGAAGCACCCCAAACGGTCGAGATCTCAGGCAGCATGGAAGATATCCTCCGGCTCCTCGACTGCGACTATGCCGAAACCGTCACGCTCACTCCGGCGACCCTTCTACTTCACAGTGACAGTGCAAAACGTGAAAGCCGAGCCGAGAATGTAGGCGCTACTGTCTTCTTTCAGTACGCGGGAGCCAGGTTCGAGGATCATATTGCTGGTAACGCCGTCATCGTCGGCGTGGATGATGAAGGCGAGTTCGCTGAACCTGATCTCAATACGCTGATGAGCGCGGTAGAGGCGTACGAGAAGAACAAGGACAGGTAGTGATGACTGAACGAATTCAGATTCCCGGACTAGGCCGGTCGATTCCCGCGAAGCCACCAGAACCAACCAAGAAGGCCGGGAAGCCGAAAAACTCGGAGAAGTACGGAATCCCTTTCGGAACCTACGACGTTAACGGACGACGATTCAAGTTCAGCTATGACGCGAATCTGTTCAGTACCAAGGTTCAGGAGTTCGTCAATGGCCGTTGGTCATCCATGGTTATGCCCGGTGACGTTCAAGAGGCCGTAGACGCCATCACGGCGGGCGAACTCGCGTCCGAGACCTGCACCGAATGCGGTAGGCCGTTGAAGCGTCCTGGTTCGATCCAGACGGGCAAGGGGGACATCTGCCAAGGCAAGCACTCCCCTGAAGAACTGGACGTGCCGGAATGACGGTTTATCACAACGTCTCACGTCTCGCTTTCCGTGATGAGCTTAGGGACGAGATCAGCAAAGCGTACGCGGCAGTTCTCATAAACATGGCGAGCATGAAGAGACGGCTTGATGATGAGTATCCTTCCGGCTCCAAGAAGAACGCGCGGCACCGAGAGATATCCGAACGTATCGCGGGAATGCGTCTCGCCTGCGAACTCATTTTGCGTACGGAAGGGTTCGAGATGCCGGATGCAGAAAAGCGGATCACAACGGACATGAAGGCTTACCAAGCCGCATACCTGGAAGACAGAGAGTTCGAGAAGAGCCGAGGTTACCCGGAATGATGAGAGAGGCCGAAGAAGATCCACTGGCTATCGAGCTTGAAGATGCCGGGTCGAGTCACACCGAAAGTTTTGCACTGCCTGATGCTGTTTGGTTCTCAGTAGAGGACTTGTCGGGTGTTCACGTAGCGCCTAAAGAACTCGCTGTGTTGTGGACTCGGGAGCCGGGTGCTCTCAGCTGGGATCTGATGAAAGTGGATGTGCGGGGCCGCCGTTTGCTGAAGGCGGGCGGAATGGGGAATCCGGTTACCGTAACCCTGTTCGATCTGAAGCAATTCCCGGCGAACGTCATTGAGCAGATCGAGGCAGAAGCGCCCAGACAAAAGACCCCGAAGCACTACACGAGAGAAGACGCGCTAGCCGACATGCGGGATATCGGCAGCGATTGGACAGAGAAGGTTATCGACCTGAAGGCAGGCGAGACGGCTTGGTCGCCTCTCTCTGATAAGTGGGTATTCGGAGGTCCGGGCAGAGTGATCTACAAAAACCACCCTTCTGGGATGGATGTTCTATACGAAGGCACACGCAAGATCTACAAGTGAACTAGGCCCTACGGGGCCTTTTTCTTCCGTCGTAAGTTGATTAGTAACGTAATCATGTGTTTTGCATCGGCCAGAATGAATTGCCCTATTGACGGAGTGGACATCCGTCCGACCGAGCCGAGGACGGTTCGCGGCATGTGGGGTGGATGCTCTGGCCGGTGTTGACCACATGACTAGCCCTCCCAAAGAAAGAGAACCCGGCATGTCCATTGAACCGATCGGCGAAATGCGAATTCCCGAAGATATAGAGTCCGCCGTGTTGGACCTCAAGGGACTTGGGGAACTCGTTACCGCGACCGAGTGGCAGCGCGCCGCACTCGTCTTCGCCTTCACACGTGAAGGTCGGCCAGGAGGCCGGTCTACTGGCCAAGAGTGCTCAGTAGCTAAGACGCTGGACGAGTTCGCGAAGCTTGGCCTTGCTGGATTGTCCAGCCGCACAACGGTTCGCAAGTATCGATCCGCGTGGAAGCTAGCGATTCAAGACGGCTTCGCTACCTACGTGATGCCCGGCGATCTGGTCGCGCTGCCCGAGGTCGATTGGAACGAGTACTTCAACCCGCCCAAGCCGCCGCGTGAACCGAAAGGGAAGCGCGCCAAGGCATCTACCCGCCCGGAGGGCGCTAGCGCCTCTGAGAGCGATTCGGACGGCAATACGGGCGCAGCAGAACCCGGCGTCGACCTGGACGCGACCAAGCCCGGCAACCGGTGGGCACGCAAGGCGCTGCTGATCGCCGAAGGCATTGAGACGAAACGCATTCCGGAGCGGTACCGGGGCGGCGTTGACCGGATCGCGGAAGCGCTGGCGTCGTTCGCGCGGCCGGGCGCGCGATATGACCTTGCATTGCTCCAGGCCGCGCAAGCGCTGGGAGATCTGGCGGCGGCCATGGGGGCAGATGAAACGTCACAGTGACAGATTGCGGGGAGGCGGCCGATGATGCGCGGCAGCCTCCCCGGCTGGAAGATGTTGCGGCATAGGGGGATTGCCGACAGCGGCAAGTGGGTGTATGTTGAGGCGTTCGAACGGATGTTCGAGCAACGCAGGGGTCATGCCGTTCCCGACCCGAATCGTTACCAAACATCGGGAACGGTAACGATCTTGTAACCAAGATCGACACGAATAAAGAGGAGGGATAACCTCCGATCTCAAACAGAGGGGAGATTATGGTCACCAGATCAAACCGCTATAAGCGGCGAGGTTGCTTCGACAACCTTCGGTTGACCGGGGAAACCTTCAGCTAAGGGGCTCGATACGCCGTGCCCGGCACGGTTCACATCTCCCGCCAAATCAGGGTTCGCGGCATGCTGGCCTACCCTCAAGGTTGACTCGTAACGCCCTCGGGTGTCATTGTTAAGCGTTACCTATCAACGTTAGAGCTGATGCCGACCCGAAAGGGGCGCTGCCAAATGGGCCGCAAACCAATCCTTTCGCTCGCAGAGATCGAACCTCTCATGCGGCAAGGGATGACTCAGAAACAGATTGCCGAGATTATGGGGGTTTCCCGGCAAGCGGTATCCAAGTTCATCGGAGAGCACGGAGAGCACCTACTCACCCCCCGGCAAGTAGTGGCGAAGCATTTTCCATGGAGAGTTCCTAACCATTTACTTCAGGTATCGCCGTACAAGCGAATGCGCGATCACGGGGAGTGGTTCGAAACAAACGGTGAAGGCATGTCGCCGGAGAAGTTGCAACGTCTCCGGTGGTGGTACCGATACATCAGAAACGAAAACGTAGTCTTAGAGTTCGATCCAGATATCGCCCCCGAGCCGGGCGTGAGTAACAAAGGGGGATTCGCCTACCGCCCGAGGGTGGCGAGTGATGGGAAGTTGCTGTTTCGGGTAAACCGGCACACTAAGGAGATGACCCCAGAAATGCACACCATCTGGGAGCTGCCGGAACCCGAGGATCAGCCATAGTCGTTTAGGGTATGAAGGGGAAGGGTTATCTTGATTGGCGTTACCGCACAGAGTTTATCTGTTGCATCACCAACGTTGCTGAATGCAAATACGACAATTATTGCGGGCCAACTTTGCCTTGTGGTCCGTCGCTCTGAACGCCTGAAGAAACACCAGCCTCTCTATGTTCCAGTCGCTGAATATCTGGCCGCGCATCATCATCATTGGATCGGCGAATCGGAATATCGAGACATGGGGATGATGGCTAGGTGGTGCATCGAAACCACCTATGCCATCTTCGGCAGAAAGACAGCTTGATCAAATCAATCCAGAGTTCGACTGAGCGCACCTCGGTAGGAGTCTTGCAAAGTAGGGGGAATTAGTTTCGATTCGCCAGAGAGAAAGACGAGCGTTCGGGGCGCTCGCTCTCTGCCGACAAGCCAAAGGGTCAAGTAAAGCCGGGAATCGTGCTGTCTAAATTCTGATTATGAACTATCCGCTGCCTCGGGCAGCTCTTTTAATGCCTGTAAGTTGATTCGTAACGTAAGGTGACGTTTTGCCCGCTATCGTCTATATCCAATGGAACGCGAGCCGCGCCGTGACCGGCGAACCGCTGGCCCTTGCCGTCTTCTCTGATCGCACGTTCGAATACATCCCCCATTCGGAGTTCTGAAAGTTGATTAGTAACGTCATGATCGAAGCTCGCCGAACACCACTGCCTGCTGTCTTCAGTTCATACATGGACATGATCTATGACCCAGACAAAGCAATCAGCGACGCAAAATCGGTGCTGAAAGATGTCCAGTTCGACACCTTGGTAGGTACCGGTCTATCGGGCGCATTGATGATTCCGACACTGGCCCGAGCGTTGAGCGTCGAATTCCTTCTTATCCGCAAACCTAACGACGGATCGCATGCACGGTCCAACTGCGAAGGCCGACTGGGCGAGAAATGGCTATTCGTGGATGACCTGATCGAGTCCGGCAACACATTGCAGCGGGTCTATCAAGAAGTCGGAAAGGCCGCAGCAGAACGCAGACATGCCACAGGGTTTGTCGGAGCGTACCTCTACGAATCGACTCGATACCGGGACCTCGATGCCTGCTACGAACGTTGGCTGTCTCGAATTGGATCAGATAGACCCAAGTCGGTGATGCCGTCGTGCGACTGCCCGCTATGTGCATAGGACGACATGAGTAGAACACATGCGTCTGTTCCAAGATGCATTGATTGCGACAGAGAAAAGATCACGACAAAGCGCAAGGCGACCCGCGTAGGCAATCAACCCTACCTATGCGCATCCCATAGAAGAGCCCGCAAAGTCACGCGGCGCGACTACTCATGGGAACGCCACATCAACGAGACTTACGGTCTCACACCACAAGAGTATTGGGCGCTCTATGAAGCCCAAGAGGGCAAGTGCTACATCTGCGGCAGGCCGAGAGCGAAAGACCGAAAGAAGCTCTCTGTTGACCACTGCCACACAACCGGGCGTATCCGAGGTCTCTTGGACCAGCAATGCAATCGGGATGTCCTAGGGCATTTCCGGGACGATATAGCCGCATTCGAACGCGGCAAAGAATACCTGACCAATCCCCCAGCGTTTGCCGTGATCGGCGAACGCATCGTACCGACTCATGAGGTTAATAGTGACTAACATTCTCGATGATATGAAGCGCGTCCGCGACTACTTCGATAAGCGAGACGGCTTCGCGCCGCTGGCCCTTACCCGGCAAATTGAGCTGCTGGAGCGAGAAGCACGCCGAGACCTGGCCCGGCTGAAAGAAGCATTCGATGCCGCTTTGGAGAAGTCGGAATGGTACGGCTTCGAAAACTTCGAGGATATTCCTTCGGGCCTCGCGGAGTTCATGAAGGCGTTCTATGACGCGGCTACCTCGGTAGCCATTCAAACGACCTACGACAGTCTTGAATTCGCTCCGAAAGATCGTCAGTACATCGATAAGGACGGCGACTACTGGAAGTACAGCGGGGGCACATGGCACTGGAAGGCTGCACATAACGAAGTGTGGCAGGCGGCTAATTTCACCGCAGACGATAGTTACGGTCCCTTCTCTGTTCGAGCGCTTGCATGACAGCCGCTGATTCGAAACAGGAAGATTCAAGAAGCGAGACAATGCCTAACTACTCCGAAGTCACTGTGTACAGCCGCAAGAACTGTCCACAATGCAACGCAACGAAGATCTATATGCGGAAGCACGGCGTCGCCTTCACCGAAGTCGACATCACATACAAGCCGATTGTCTCGGCTGCCTTGATCGAACAAGGCTTCAAAGAAGTTCCCATAGTCGAATGGTTCATCAATGGCACTGCCGGATCATGGTCCGGCTTCGAATCGGAGTCTATCGAGAACCTTGCCCATCTGATCAAAGGTGACCAGTAGCCATGTGCGAGGACTGCAACGAAATACCAGAGCTTTGCCTCTGTGATGACTGGGACCACGAAGAGGAGTATCCGTACGAGTGAATGACCCAATCGTCATGAGCGTGGACACAGAAGAATTGAATAAGGTAATCCGCCGCGCCGCGAACGCAGTTGTCTACGAGTGGCCTTCGATCATCGAAGCTGATGATCTAGCCCAGGAGCTTTGGATTCAAGTTCTGGAAAGCCCCGCCACATACGCATTCTTGGAAGACAAGACAGCTCGTGAACGGATGAATCTACTCTGCCGGATGGGGCACCGTATCGCGGTTCGACACCGCAACAACAATGTTCGGTTCTCTATACAGGTGCAATACGGCGTAGACGACATCAAAGCAGCGCTGACAGGTCAATCATTGTGGCCAGAAATTGCCGAAGATATTGCACGCGGCCTAGCTGCCCTGCAAGAACGAGATGAGGACTATTCCGACCGCTATGTCGAATCTATCCAAGCTTTTGTTCACAACGAGGCCCCCGCGACAGAAGCCGAACGGAAGCGCCGAAGCCGGGCCTTCGTCGCATTGACCGAAGAAACCAATGCGGGCGTCCGTCGGCTCTTCTCTGCATATGAAGCTGAACCAGCGCGAACACTTGGTGATGGTCCGGGCACCAAGCGTCGAACCTTCGCGGAGGTGAGCAGCCCGAAGAGCGTCTTTGATTCAGAGTTCAATTCAATGCCTGGCATAGACATGTACCGCTCATGGGTGGAGCCGGACATGTATCCGAATGAACAACCCGCACGGGTAGAGAACTGGTCTACCTATGACCGAGAGGATTGCTGGAATGGCTAGTAGCCCCGTTCAAACAACAGGCGGAATCCCGTTGGCATGGTTTGTTTTCAGTATCGTGCTGACATTGAAATTGGCTGGAGTTGTTGCCTGGTCTTGGTGGTGGGTCTTCGCCCCGCTGTGGCTTCCCGTCCTGCTCTTTCTTGTCGGAACAGGAATCCTCGCAGTAGTCGCATTCTGGCCCAAGGACGAAAAGTGAGAGAGACCAAGAAGCGCACGATGCGGGTTACTAATGCCATCTGGACAAGGTCCGGGATTCGGCTACAGGTAACCGACCTGGATACCGGGGAAGTCTTTCGATGGATGCCGCATGAGTTCGCGAAGGAACTTGAAGGACTCGTCTGGGAAGCCGATTGGACCACCTACCGACATGCGGGCTATCCGATAGCCAAAATCGGAAAGTGACCGCACCACCTACAGCACAATCACGGAGAAAGTCACATGAAGGTTTACACCGATAGTTTTCTGAACGCGGTTGCTAACTACCTCCGCAAGACTGACGAACTCGACATTGCAGAGGTGTACACGTTCGAGGAGCGAACCCAGTACACAGGCGGCTGCGATACATGCGGATATGACGAGACCGTAGTTGACATTTCGTACAAGGATTTCGACGGTCGCATTCGCGAATACACGTTCAGCGGCAACTTTGCACAGCTGGTCCGTGGTCTCACCGAGTGTTGACAGGTAAGCAGGCTTGGGCCGTGCTGTTCGCAATAGTTGCCATTCATGAGATGACCGCAGCCAAGGGTCAGCTTCTATCGGAAGAAGTAGACCGGCAGCTACTAAAACACCCTGCCTCAACAATCGTGTTCGGTGCCGTCACTGTGGGGCATCTCTACAATCTACTTCCCCCAAGTGTTGACCCTTACCATCAAGCCGCCCGCTTGGTGCGAATCATTCGAGAAAGGGTTACTTGACCGACTACAACATCCCACGCAAATACGGTAAGCCGTTCCTATTAAATCCGGAAACAGGTCAGTCAGAAGTCTATGAGCGGGCGAGCACGCTAGCGAAGGTGCTGGACGAAGAGGGCGGACTAACCTTCTGGAAACAATGCATGACCGCCATCGGAGTAGTCAAGCGCCGATCGCTGACACTCCAGATCTCGTCTCTGATCTCGCGTGACGGAGATGAAGCCTACGACCGGAACAAGAAGCAGTTTTTCGGAATCCTGAAAGCCGCTACTGAAGCCGCCGGGTCGGGAACGAAAGCCGAATCTGGTACCGCTACGCACGAATTCACCGAGGTTATCGACCGGGGTGAATGGCCGGAGTACATGCCTGAAGAGATCGCCGGTCCGATGCGGGCCTATCAAGAGGCCATGCAGCCCTATCGGGTAGTCGATAACGAGCCTTTTGTAGTCGTAGACAAGATCAGGGCAGCCGGTTCTATCGACAAGCTTGTCGAACGTGACGGCAAGGTTCAGGTTTGGGATCTCAAGACCGGCCGATCGACACCGAAGTATCCGTTAGCGCCATTGCTACAGCTGGCGATCTACGCGCATGGTGAACGGTACAACCCGGAAACAGGTGAGCGAAGTCCGCTACACGAGAATATCGACCTCACTACCGGTGTCATGATTCATCTCCCGCTTGAACCTGTCGACGGCGCTTATGTCTGCCACTTGTATGAGCTGGACCTTGTTTATGGCTGGAACGCCGTACTTCTGGCACTACAGGTTATCGAGACCCGCAAGGTTCCTCCGCTCCAGCGAATCAACTAATCATCAGAGAGGGAACACTTTGGCAGGATTCCAGAAAGCCAATGACTATGTGGAAGTCAACGAACGGATTGTCGAATTCCGTGAGAAGCATCCGCATGGTTCTTTCCAGCCTGTTGACCCGAAGAACCCGTTCGAGGTCAAAGAGATTGCCGGACAGACCGTGATTGTCTACACCGCCGCCGCGTATCGCACACCTGATGACGAACGACCCGGCATCGGGGTAGCCCAAGAAGCCTTTCCCGGAAAAACGCCCTACACCAAAGGTTCAGAGATTCAGAACGCGGAAACCTCCGCTTGGGGTAGGGCAATCGTTGCCGCCCTGGCCGCCGATACGAAGCGCGGTATTGCCAGTGCAACCGAGGTCCGCAACCGGCAAGCCGAACAGGCCGCAGAGAATACGGAACCACCTACAGCCGCAGACACAACCCGAACCAAGATTTTCGCTACTGCCCAGAGCAAGGGAATGAGCCCTGCCGACCTGGCAGGGATCTATCACGATGCCGGGGGTAAGGGAAAGCTCAGCGAGACCGATGATGCCGATCTTCTCGGCCGAGTGTTGGCCGCAGTCGAATCGGTAGGTAATGCCGCGTGAGTTCGAAACAGCGGCGCTAGGTTACGCGGCACAAGGGATCGAGGTCTTTCCCTTGAAACCGCGAACCAAAATCCCGCTCACCGAACACGGAATGAAAGACGCCAGCGCCAACCCGGCACAGATCCGGGAATGGTGGCAGCGCTGGCCTACCGCAAACATCGCTATACGCCCCGCAGAGGGCCTAATAGTCCTCGACATAGACCCAAGGTCGGGCGGAACCCTCGAATCCCTAGGGGCGCTTCCAGACACATGGACCGCCCGCACAGGCGGGGGCGGTTGGCATGTGTGGATGAGATACCCAGACAAGACCAAAGCCAAGCTATCCGGGTGTTCTGGCGTCGACATCAAAACCCATCACGGCTACCTGGTCGCACCCCCATCTATCCACCCGCACGGCGGAACCTATGCGTGGCTGAATGACGCCCCCATTGCCAGGCTCCCGAACCATCTGCTGAACCGGGTCCGTGCGATCACCGCACCGCTTGTTCTTCCCGCACAGGCGAGTGCAGGCACCAGTACAGGCAATGGGCTCGCCGCGTGGCTTATGCAAGCGGTCGAGGGAGAGCGGAACAAGTCTTTGCATTGGGCTGCCTGCCGGGCATTGGAGACAGAGACAGCAGCGGCAACGCTCGCTGAAGTAGTCGACGCTGCCCGACGTATAGGGCTCAGCGATTGGGAGATAGAGAACACCGTGAGATCGGCACACAGAACCATCCGGAGGTGAACACGTCGAAACGATAATCAGACCTAAACCGATCGGCGAATACACCCGTCGCCAATACACGTATGACTGGCTCGTGCCGGGCCTGCTGGAAAGACAAGATCGGCTTCTACTGACCGGTGCAGAAGGTGGGGGCAAAACTGTCATGTGCCGACAATTCGCGGCAACACTCGCCGCTGGCCTACATCCGTTCACCGGGCATCTGATCCCAGGACAAGAAGCCGGATACCGCGTATTGGTGATCGATGCCGAGAACTCCGAGCAGCAAACCGCACGCGGGTACAAGTGGATTCTCAATAAGGTACAGGCGATCCGAGAAGAACAAGGTTTGACCGGCGAATCCTGGCGTGACAATCTATTGGTCAGTTGTCATCCATCCGGTATCGACCTTCAGAGCCCGAACGATATCAACCAGGTCGATAAGGCACTCAGCGATATCGCGCCAGACATGCTAGTTGCCGGACCGCTGTACAAGCTGCATATGGCGAACCCGAATGAGGAAGCGCCGTTACGGCAGATCGTTGGCACGATTGATTCGATGCGGGAGCGGCATAACGTTGCCTTGATCACCGAATGCCATGCAGGCAACGGCACAGGGCCACAGGGGCAACGAGACATGCGGCCCATCGGTTCTTCTCTGCTCAGGCGTTGGCCGGAATTTGGCCTAGGTATGAGCCGGGCGAAAACAGATCCGGGTGTAGGCCGTGCACAGATAGTCGATCTATTGCCATGGCGAGGGGGCCGCGATGAACGCGACTGGCCAGACCAGTTGAAACACGGAACATACCTGCCATGGCAGGCCACCGACCCAGAATATTTCGACAAAGTCTCCAAATGGGACTACAACGAATAACCCTTTCAAATCTAATGGAGGAATCCGACCCTATGGCATTGCCGAAGGTTACCGGCATCGGCCGACTCGTCCGTGACCCTGAAATCAAATTCCTGCCCTCTGGCATCGCGGTACTCGACTGCGCTATCGCGTTCAACAAAGCGAAGAAACTAGAAGACGGCACGTGGGAGAACACACACAACATCATCTTTAACGCGAAGGCATGGCGGGATACAGCCGAGCAGATCGCTGAAGCCGAGTTCAAGAAAGGCGACGCGGTAGAAGTATCGATCAGCCCGTATCAGAGGAAATGGAAGACACGCGAAGGCGAAGAGCGACTGAGCCTTGATGCAGATATTTTCGAATTCCATAAAGCTCCCGCGTTCGGCGAAGAATCCAAGCTAACCGGCACTCCGGGCGCTGTGTCTTCGGAGAATTCTCCCTCACGAAGCGAAGCCGCCCAATCCATGGATAGCGGGTGGGGTGCAATCTAGTCGCCGAGAGAACCCCTAGGTGCGGGTTATGCAAGTACCCGCACCCCAACGGGACACTTCCAGACAAGGCCATATGCACACACTGTCAGCCACGACGCAACGGCACCGAGGCAAAGCCTCCGGGAAGCCCTGTAGTGAGAACTCCAGGGCGCAGCGCAGATCAATGGATGAGATCCGGCCGCATGCTGAACCCTCCTACAGCCGAGGTCATCGCCAAACATCGATTCGAGACCGAGCGTTGATCTCAGCATTGACACGTAACTACCAAAAGGGCTAGATGTCTGACTTCTTCGAAGCACTGCACGCAACCGCCACTGCCGACGAGAATTCAGTGAACCTCGTCACTGTAGGCGCTGAACAATACGGAACCATCTATTTCGTAGATGCAACATACTCATACGACGAAAAAGAAGAAAAGTATGTCATCTACGGCGATAACACCATAGTCGAGTTCAACAAAGACAAGGTCATCTTCATCTGTAGCCGCCGCTTCTCCCCCGAAGAAGTGCAACAGATCATCACCGACTCAGACGAAGGCGAAGAACAAGCATTCACCTGATCACCTCTCCATCTATTCGTACTGATCACTTCTGACCATTGGAAGGTAGCCCAATGAGCTTCAACAACATCATCCCCGGTTTCCTTATCGGAGAACTGAACGAAATGACTGCCCGCGTAGCCGAGCTGGAACGAGAGAACACGGCACTGCGCGCCAAGCTCGACAACCGAAAGAAGCTGACCAACCGAGACGTGACGCTTATCCGCCGATTCCGGCTCAGTGCTGGGCTCACACACCAGGAACTCGCGGACACGTTCGAGGTGAACCGCGCCACTGTATCCAGGATTCTCAACGGCACCTATCACAAGGCTGTCTGACGAACTTGAATCAGGAGATCATGACTGTCGCCGATCTGATCGAAGCATTATCGAATATGCCGCAAGACCTCTCGGTCCGTGTTTATATCCCGGATCGGGACTATGGCGACTATTTCGAAGACGTTTGCGGTGTCACGCTAGATCCAGGCGGATATGTCGAACTGGAGTACTAATGTCAAGCCCAACGCCGTTCTTCGCCGGTATGTGCTGTATCTGTTTTTATCCGATCAGTCCCGGAGAGTACGCAAGAGACGAGAAAGGCGAATGGGATGCACACAAAGGCAAGTGCGCCCAAGAAGCCGGAATCAAGGAAGTTGATTGAGAGATTACGACGCTGATCAACGAGTGATGGTCGCGCGAGAGGAAGTCGTTAGATCGGTGCTTCGATATCTTTCGGCCGATCGAGCCGAAGAATCAGCACACGCCGCGTGGAATGTCGAGCTTGCGGAAGAACAAGTCAGCTTGGCCGCGCGCGCTCTGACACAAGCTGTGGACGTTACGCCGAACAAACCCGTTGGATGGTAGGGAGCATTGACAGAGCTTGTAATCACCCGAGGCTATCCCGGCAGCGGAAAGACTACGTTCGCCCGGCAGTGGTGCACTGAAGGGCCAAAGCGGGCGCGCGTCAGCCGAGATGACTACCGGCTGATGTTATTCGGTAAAGAGGGCATTCTTTCCCCGCAGGAAGAGAACCAGGTTACGGCGGTCCAACAGGCCGCCGTTTCTCGTCTTCTGACTGACGGCTACAACGTGATCGAAGACGGTACGAACCTCCGCAAGAGATACGCCCGGCGTTGGGCGGACCTCGCTCAGCGCCACGGCGTAACGTTCAAAGTAGAAGACATCCTTACCCCGGCTCTGATCTGCCAACATCGCAACTACGAACGAGGCTTCACCGGAAGAGGCCGATACGTAGACCCAGACGCTATCTCGAAGATGGCCGCGAAGTTCCCTATAGGCACTTGGCCGGAGATCGAAGCTACGTCCCAGACTCTGTTCGAACCGTATACGCGAGATCCGTTGACGCCGAAGGCGGTCATCTTCGATCTCGACGGGACACTAGCCCACATGAGCGGGCGCAGCCCATACGACTACACCCGAGTCCATGAAGATGCGGTAGACGAAGATGTTCGGCGGATTCTCTGGGCTCTCCAAGAGTTCTTTGAAGTCCTCATCGTCTCTGGCCGGAAAGCGGATTGCATCGATCTGACTCGGCAATGGCTGGAAAATCAGTCGATCTATCCAAGAGCAATCTTCATGCGTCAGACCGGAGACTACCGCGATGACGCGATAGTCAAGTACGAAATCTTTCGGAACCACATCGCACCGAATTACAACACGGTTGCCGTCTTCGATGACCGGAACCGTGTAGTCGACATGTGGCGTCGCATCGGTTTGAAGTGCTTCCAGGTACAAGAAGGCGACTTCTAGTGAGCCGTACAACACGGCGAGTCGGTCAAGGCCGTAAGTGGTGGAACAAAGAAGCCGGATGGGCTAGACGCATCACCAGAAGGCTTGAACGTCACCGATCCAAGAACCTTATTCAATCCGAGAACTACGACCTTGCCGCGTCGCGTCAGATAAAACCGACCGAAGGTTGGATCACGTCCTGATTCAACTTAGTTGGTGTTAGGGCGTCGATACGGATTCGAGTCACGAAGTATCTGACCCCCTTCTGATTCCGGATCAAAATCGAAATAGCTGTCCGCCATGATTCTTGTCAGCTTCTCCGGATCAGATGATCGCACAGTCAGCTCACCGTATTCATCAAGCAGAGCACGGGGCAGTTCGCCGCTCGCCGCTTGCTGAAGAACTTTTTTAACCGTGTCCATGACCTCATTGTCTTCGACGGTTCGGGCGTGCAGCACACGCCCATTCGGCCCCAAAAACTCAAGTTTCATGCCAGTACCTATCGTGACGATTCTCCGGACAGTCGCGTACAAGGGTACCTCAATCCATACGAAGGTAGCGCCTTTGAATATTGATAAGCCCAAGAACGACAACTATGCAGCCGTCGTCACTACCGTGAAGGCGGTTCTTTCTTTGCCCCACCGGGACCGTATCGTCGGTCTCCCTCTTTTCGGCCATCAGGCTATCGCCTCGAAGGGTTGGGAAATGGGTGATCTCGGCGTGTTCATCCCAGCTGAAGCGCAGCTTTCCCACGAGTACGCGTCGTACAACAACATGTACCGGCATACCGAGCTGAACAAGGATGCCGATGCAAAGGGATACTTGGAAGACAACCGGCGAGTCAAGGCAATCAAACTCGGAGGCCATACCTCCAATGCCTTGTTCATGCCGCTGTCATCGCTCGACTTCACCGGTATCGACATCTCGAAGCTTCAGCCGGGCGATACCTTCGACACCATCAACGGAATCGAGATCGTTCGGAAGTACGAGATTCGACCGGGGAACAAGGAACCGAACAACCAGGCTCCGAAGCTTCGCAAGTCCCGAGTCGACGCCAAGCTTTTCCCGGAACACGTGAGCACCGCGAACTATTGGCGGATGATTCACAACATCGATCCCTCTGACTATCTGTATGTGACACAAAAACTTCATGGGACAAGCGTCAGAGTCGGGAACGTGCCGGTAGCGCGCAAGCTGACATGGCGAGACCGATTCGGCAAGTTCATCGGTGCCAGAATCCAAGACACCGAATACGACATGGTCTATGGATCACGCCGAGTGATCAAAGACGCCAACGCGAATCAGAACCACTTCTACGCCTCCGACATCTGGACATCGGAAGGCAAGAAACTCGATGGACTCATCCCTTCCGGTTACCTGGTCTTCGGTGAACTCGTCGGCTGGACGCCGGACGGCACACCGATTCAGAAGGGATACACGTACCAGGTACCGCAGCGACAGGCACGCCTTTACGTCTACCGCGTCGCCACGGTCAATGCTCAGGGCGTCGTTACTGACCTCTCCTGGCCTCAGGTGCGGGAGTTCTGCCGGAATCTGGGTCTGAGTACCACTCCGCTTCTGTGGAGCGGCTACGCGGACAGGTTCAACGCTGACGAGTGGATGAATGTCCGGTACGCCGATGATTGGGTCGCCGCCTACATTGATCAGCCGGTTCCGTTGGAGCCGGGTACGACCGTGGATGAAGGCGTGGTGGTCCGCGTGGATGGACTGACGCCAACCCTATTGAAGGCGAAGGCGTCTCAGTTCCTGGAGCACGAGACCAAACAGTTGGATGCGGGAACGGCTGACCTGGAAAGCGTCGGCTGACAGAACGACCGGTAACCCCCGTGGAATCCACGGGGGTTGTTTCTGTACGGGGGTTACCGGCCGGGCGAATTCAAGCGGCAGCAGCGACAGCGACAGGCTTCTTAGCCGGAGCCTTGCGCGGGACACGCTTCACCGGCTTCTTAGTTGCCGCCTTGTTCGCCTCCGCCTGATCACGAATCATCATCGTAAGGTGAGTAACCGCCAGAAGCACCAACGGCGGCACCGCCGCGATACCGACCGCGATAGGCGAACCGGTCGTAATCCAGGCGTGCAAGCCGTTACCGGCAGTCGACAATGCCGCGCCGACCATAAGCAGCGTCCAGGCATACCAAGCGCGCTTACGCATCACATCTGCCGCGAGCGTGGACACGATTACCAAGCCATCCACGATGAGCGGGAAAGACCACGGGTGCGGTGTCTGGAAGTGCTCGGCAAGATCCGACAAGGCAGTGTAGGAGACCAAGAACGAAAAGCCGCCTACGGCAATCGTTCCGGCGTACGCCGCATGGACAGCGGTCACGTTTGCGAGCGTCTGACGGATTCGGGTTACCATGGTGATGCACCATCCTTCATGGTGTAGTCGAGCCCTCCGCAATGGTTAGCCGCCCTGCGGAGGGCTCGCATTCGTTTGATGGCGTGACGCTAACCGCCTTTGTGATCCATGGTCAACAACCAGATTCCGAGTCATCCACATCCGCTATCGATGTGGTCTATTCGCCTGTTCGTCAGGCATCCATCAGCTAACCCGGTAGGTCTTGATCTGCCGCATCCACTCTCGAAAGGTGTTTATGTCTACACAGACCGAATGGTTAACCCGCCGCGAAGTAGCCGCCCGCTTGAAGTTCTCGCCGAAGACCTTGGCCAAGTGGGCCACGCTAGGGACCGGACCGAAGTACGAGCGGAAGGGCAACGGCCACTGCCGGTACCGCCTCTCGGATGTAGTCGCTTGGGAAGAAACAGGTTTCAACTAGACGGGCACGGCCCGCGAGAGAAAGGGTCGAACGAATGGCACAGAACCGCCTTGTACCTGGCGCGGAGCCGGACAAAGAGAAGCTGATACCGGTCAAGGGCAGCGACGGCAAATGGCGGCTTACGGAGGTCCGACACCGGACCTTCAGCGGCACCATCGTTCGATCATCCGGCACGGGCCGCACGAAGGGCGAGTGCCTAAAGGACTTCTGGCAGGCGTGGGAACGCAACCGGAGGAAGGGCACCAAGCGCAAGCGCGTCACGACTCGTGACACCGCTCCACTTACATTGCAAAGCAAGATGAGTGACGCGTTTGCACTCTTCAAAAGCCATGCCGAGCAGAAGCACAAGCAAGGCAAGATCACTCATCGCACCCTCACCGCCTACATGCAGGCGATATACCCCAGCGACGCAAAGACTTGGCGCGTCAAAGAAGACGTGATCCGGCTGGACACGGAGATGGGGAACCTGTCGATCGGCGAGGCATCGCAAGTGTGGTTTCTGACTGATTACCTCGCTGACGTGGCCGAAGAGCGCCCCGGAGTCGCAGCCGCTCAAGCGGGAGTGCTGTCCGGAGTGTTCCAAATGCTGACCACGATGGGGCTTTTCGAATTCTCTCCGATGAAGCTGGTAACCCGCCCCAGTTCGCAAGGCGGACAACAGCGCGCCCTGAATCCAGCCGAGCGGCACGAACTGTACCGAATGCTGTGCGTACACCGACGAAACCCACGTGCAGCCCGATGGTTGATGCCGCTGACACTGTTCGTGCTCGGTACTGGTGTCCGGCCGGGCGAAGCTGCGGCGATCCGATGGACAGACATCAGCGGCTTGGACAACGAATACGCCGTGGTCTCCATCGAAGCAACGATCGTCACGGAGACAGGTAAACCGGCCTACAGACAGCCGAATCGGAAGGCAGGCCAGTCGTACTACGTGACGCTGCCAAAGTGGCTCACGAGCGCAATGCGGGAGTGGTTCGCGTACTGCAAGCCCACCGACCCGTACGCAATGGTGTTCACCGCCCGAAACGGTGGCCGGAACAGCGGCATAGTCGACCCGACTACCGCAGAAGACCGGCTTCGGTACCTGAGGGCAGGAACCTCGCTTGAGTGGGTCACGTTCGGCAATCTGCGCGATACCGCCGCGACCGAGGTCAGGGGCCGGACCGGAGACGCACGACGGGCTAGCGCCCAGCTGGGACATACAGAAGGCTCTTCGATGGCACTGCGGCACTACATCGATCCGAACGGATACGTTCGCCACGTGGTCGACAACGCCGAAGCGCTGGAGTGGCTGAACCCTCAAAACTCCGGAAAAGTGACGGAATGGGGCTTCAGCGGAGTTGTGAAAGCGGCTTGACCTGCGACGTTCCCTCAATCATGGGATACAGCGGATA